CATCATGGATCACGTCGCAATATGTGAGCGCGGAGTCTGGGATGGATCGTCGGAGAACCCGCCGAGCGGGATTCGCTTGGATGGCCTTGAGGAGCAAACAGTGGCTGACGAAGACATAGAAAAGCTCAAGAAAGAGCGCGACGACGCCATCAAGCGAGCAGACGAAGCTGTTCGCCGTGCCGACTCTGCCGAGGCCAAAGAGAAGGAACGCGAAGACGCGGCCAAACGAGACGCAGAGTCTCTAGCCGGTAAAGAGTTGGCCGATAAAACCAAGCGAGACGCAGAAGAAAAGGCAAAAAAGGACGCGGAAGAGTCCGAACGTGCTGCTATCGAGAAAAGTGAAAAAGAGAAGGCCGACAAGAAGATGGCAGACCGGAAGAGCAAGCACGATGCGGCAAAACATGATGGTTCGCATAGTGACTGTGCGAAGTGTGATTCCGAAGAGATGGAAGCAGACAAGCGCAAAGATGCCGGGGCAGCAACCGAGACGGTTAATGCAAACGTCGAAGAGTTGAAAGACGCCCAGCGCCGGCACGATGCCGACCTCAAGGCCCTCCAAGCGGAGATCGCCGCGCTCAAAAAGCAGCCGACTATGGATGATGCCAACGCGATAGCAACGGCGTACCACCGTTACGATTCGATCTATCAGATGTTGGGCGAGCGAGTTCCCCAGCATATGCCCGGCGAGTCGCCGATCGCATATCGCCGCCGGTTGGCGGACGGCCTGCGCAAGCATACGAAGACCTGGAAAGAGCACGTCCTGCACGACGCCGTAGCCGGTCCCGCGTTCGACATGATCGAGCAGTCGATTATCGACGAGGCGCTTGCCGAAGCCAAGAACCCCACGCGCACCGATGCGAACGCGGGTCGGCTCATTGAGCGGACGACCGTGCAGAACGGCAAGACGCGCACCGAGTTTTACGGGGATTCCTCCGTAGCGTTTGCGCCGTTCGAGGCTCCGGTCATGTCGTTCAAGTTCAAGAAGCCCTCGAAGGCGGCGTAAATGAGCACCATTTCCTTCAATCCGACCCTGACAACGAACATATCGGGCGGCTTCGTCCTCTCGACCGAGGGGTATGTCCAAGGCGTCTTCTTAGACGATCCCTCGATGCGCACGCAGCTCGAAGGCGGGCAAGTCGGCAGCGGCGTTTCTCAGCCTCTCTGGGGCGGGTTAGCCGTCGCACTCAACGTGCAGGCGGTCGGCGCCAATGCGCAGGGCTCGACCGTCGTTCCCGCGACAAGCGCGGGCACGATTGACGGCTGGACGCTGTTCAACCAGGGCATGGCCGGCATCATTACGCCGTCTTCGACGGTTCCGCTCTACGCGGCGGGTGCGTCGATCAACTTCGCGCGCAACGGTTCGCTCCTTCGCATTGCGGTTGCCGTGGAAAACACGACGATCCTCAATGCTCTCGCGAGTGCTGCGGCGAACGTTGCGCTCTATTGGGACCCGACGAACCTGTGCATCACGAACTCGTCATCGAGTAACTACGCGCTTCCATCCAATACGCAGTTGCTCGCCTTAAGCGCGACGAGTAAGACGGTAACGTACAGCGGCGGTAACGCAACCTGGAATGCGACCGGCCCGGCCGCGATCATTCGGATATAGGAGCGCATTAAAACATGCCAGTAATTGCACCGGCCCGCGTCCTCGTTCATCCGAATCGCATCGAGCCGAACCTTATTATCACGATCGCGCAGCCTTCCGGCTTCGCGCAGGGCTTGGGCGGCAAGAAGCTTCGGCAGCTTCTCAGCGATAACGATAAGGTCGTCTATCAAAACCATGTAGACGTACGCACCGCCGTCGCCGCGCAGCAGGCCGCAGCGAACGTGCTGCCGTCCGCGACGATCACGCTCGATTACATTCAAACGCTCACCTACCTCATTCGTACGAGGCAGGATTACAACGAGTTAGACGTTGCCGATGCGGGCGAGTATAACGTCGCCTTACCTGCGGCGTATCGGCTTGCGGCGCGGCAGGGTATTAACCAGTTCATCCGCGCGGCATTCATCTACGGCGTGAATGCATCGAACAGCGAAGGCATCATCAATACCCCGAATGCGACGGCGGTAACGCTGCCCCCCGATACGTTCGGCGATACGACCCTTCGCACGTACGATGCGGGGCAGTTAGCGATATGGTTTAACGCGCAGATTCAGGCCGCGCTCCAGTCCATGTTCCGCCTGGGCATGCCGGGACGCGCGGTTCTGCTCGGGCCGCAGCGCATCATCGGTACGCTGCAATGGCAAGATATCGTACAGGTTACGTCCTACCAGCGTCCCGGCGCGGGTACGGCGACAACCGGGCAAGTCGTCTCCAAGATCAGCGATGAAAACGATGTCACGATTGATTGGGCGTACGACGATACCTTGATCGGCAAGGGCGCCGGCGGTACGGACGCCGTGCTTCTCCTCGTTCCGGAAGCCGTTGTTCCGAGCATTCCGGGCATCAATACGAACGAATTCGCGAAGCTTTCGCCGACGACGGATGCGATGATTCTCCAGTACACGAACGTCGCCGCGCCCATTGAAATCACAACGCCGATTCCCGAAGGGCTCGACGTGGTGAGCATGCAGCGGATAACGTCCGGTTGGGCACCGAGAAGCAACGCCGTGAATATACTTTCGCTGCCGTATTAGACTAGGATTAGCTGGCAGGTAGCAACAGAGGCTCGGGGGTTCCGGGCCTTTTCCCTTGAAAAGGAGACGTATGCAGCTTCTCGTCGGCAACCCCACGCTCCAGACCGTGCAGTTTCATTACCGCGTGCCGGAAGTGGAACGTGCGCTCATCGCCGAGATTCCTCCGGGAAGCCAGGTGCATCTCATGCCGATGGATCTGAGTGAAGCGCAAATCAAGGCCGTCATCCCGCAGCTCGAACGCTACGGCGGCGTGCCCGAATCCGATGTCGTGAACCTAAAGACGGCGCATAGCCTCGTCTTCTCCGTGCGCAAGCCGATCACGGAAAACCAGCTCAACACGGCCCGCGAGAAAGACGAGCAAATCCGCCAAAAAATCTCCGACCAGGAGACCGAGAACGCAGGCGTCGCGACGATTCCTTCGGTGCTTCCCCAGGCTATTCAGCAGCGCATGCAACAGACGCAGCAGAACTCGACATTGCATGTAGAGCAAATCAGTAACTTGGAAGGCGAGCATCCGCAGACGATCAAGGGCGGCGTGAATACGACCGTCACCGTCTCGAAAAAGGCCGGAGCGCGCGAGCGCAAGGTCGGCTAAGTGAGCGTCACCGGCACCGGCGCGAGCACGCAGGCCGAACAGACCGCGAACGGGATCGGTGCAGAGACGCCCACGATCGGCTTCCTATGGCCGTACCGACCTAACCTGATAGATTTTACTTGGTGGTTGCAAACCAACGTCTCCATCCCGGAGGCTGCGCTTCCCGCTTCCTCGCCCTATCCGCAGTATGCGCTCTGGCAGGCGCTAGAACTTGTGCTGTGCGATCGTGGACTACCGTACGGGGCGACATATGCGGATTGCAGCGCGCCCCTGCCGCGTAACCTATGGGGTGGTATTAGTTACACGCTTGCCGTGTACAATTGCGCCACGCATCTTCTTATGGGAATCGCACCCGATCAGCCGGGACAGAACTTCTTTACCGCGGCGCGAGCGAATAGCGGTTACTCACTCGTGAATCCATCTACCGGCCTTGTCGCAGCATCGTCCGACGTGACCACAAGCTCGACCCTCGCTTCCCCGGATTGGGCGAAGGGGCTCACCATCGATCAACTCGACTTTATGAAAACTCCCTGGGGACGCTATTATTTGTCGTACAATCAGAAGTACGGGCCGACCGTTTGGGGGTTAACCTGACATGGAATCAGCTTTCAGCCTGCACGGATTCTTTGACGACGTGCTCGTCGGGTTCGCGTTCGCGCTTGGCTTCGGGATTGCAAACGCGATCTTTCGCCTCATAGGCGGCGGGCGCGTGCCGTAATGAGCAAGCGCAGTGTCACGATTACGGGGACTAGCATCTCTCCCAATCCTCCGAACGAGGAGCCGGAAATTGAGGTCGCGCGTTTACGTGAGGCGTTGGATGAATCTGTAAGGATTCAATCACACTACGCCATATTGTTAAATGAATACGACGGCGGAAAGCGATTGATCTTCAAGTCCTCAACAGAATGGATAGAACGCTTGGAAGCCCTCAAGGATTTATCGTAATGATTCCTCCATTTTGCCCATTTTGCGTATCCATCATGTGCGAGCGTAATGAATGGGTACAAAATGACAGCGGCGATGGTGAGTATCTCATGCGCTCGTATCATTGCGAGAATATGCGTTGCACGGGGAAAGAGAGGCGCTAAGTGGCAACCTTACACTTGGGGGTCTTAGTCGTAAATTATTCAGACGCGAGCGGAAACGGAAATACAGATACGGGGACCGTTGCCGAAAAATTAGAATCTCGCTACCACATAATGGAAATCTTCTATGATTCGCGTAAGCATTCGATAGCGGACTATCTCGCGGAAGATATGTCCCGTTCGCTAGAGCGCATCATTAAGGGCAAAGGCATTGCAGGCAGCAAGGTCGCGAACTTCTCGAATAAGTTCCACAATATCAGCGAGAGCTATGAGCGTTCGTCACTAACATACGGCGCAGATCAAAAGATCGAGCGCGACTTCCGCAAGTTCATCTTCTCCAATGAAATGCAGAAGCTGAGTCTCGCGCTTACGGGTGCGCCGATCTCCCAAGCGGCGGCAAGCGGAGTGAATCATCGTTTCAAGCGGCCCTATGCGAAGAAGAATAAGGCGAGAGTTGCGTTTGTCGATACCGGCCTCTATGTCGCGTCAATGCGTTCGTGGGTAAGTAAGACGTAGTGCCAAGCGCAGTTGAGGCAAGCGGCCAACAGTCTCAAATCGAGGCTGCGCTTTTCTCTGGTCTCAATCAACTCTCGGCATACCAAAAAGTAGAGTTTGCTCGCTATAAAAAGTTCGTTCTTTCGCAGGACGGCTTCGTGTTTTGGGTGCGTACCGGCGCGGTCATGGTCGCCCAAGGATCTCTGCACTATGCAACGGACAGAGAACAGGGAGAGACGGCGACAACTGCGATTACGGACGTGATTTTTAGTTCGGAATCTGAAGTCACGCAATTAAGCACAGTATCGCCTGACGCCATGTGGATAGGTTCGTGGCCTATCGAGGGAGCGCCGCCGTTGCGCGTGGCCTTCTCGCATCAAGCAGCGTATTTCCGGCAAGCGGACACCTGGCATTATTCCGGCGTGGCGCTATTGCCCGTCATGAGCACGCAGATACTGAATTCGCCTGCCGATCTTCCCGCAGGGCCTATCGTAAGCAATAGCCTGCCGATATGGCTCGCGCAGAATTCATTAAATGGGCAATCTGTAATTGTCGCGCCTTCATTCGCAATTCCTGATAATCTCGCCCCTCCGTATATCGCCGTCCACATCGAACCAAGCGAGACGGAGGCGCTCGGGGCGTTCCCCGTCATCGGGCCGTGGCCGGGGACCATCGTCCTGAATTCCGGCGCATCCCCGTTCCACGACCTCGCGTCTTCGCAATTATGTCGGGACGAGGTGACGCTCACCCTTTACGGCTTCTCGAACGATGCCGCATGGCAGTATTGGGTATCGCTCATCGAGGCCAGCAGGGACGGGACCGCACCGTTCGGATTCGCCAATTCTCCCGTGCTCCGAGATGAGAAGCAAACCCAATCGGAACTGACCCTCTTGGCGCAAAAGAAAACTCTGCATATCAGCGCCAACTACCTCCAAGGTACGGCAGACGCGGTAGCCCGCAGGCTCATTCTCTCCGCCATGCTTTCGAGTATCGAGGTCATCGGCGGCGTGACGCCGACCGGGACAGGGGCGAGCACGCAGGCGGAGCAGACGGCTTTGGGAGTGGGAAGCGTGTACGAATGACGCAGTTCGATATCGGCCCCGTCCTCCAGATTGACGCCGGAGGCTACAGCCTGACCGGCTCAACCTGCACCCTTCTCGCGGCGCCTGGCCGATGGAAGAAGCTCCTGGGCCGGGGAACCACATTCTCGCCGGTTGTCGTCTCCGAAGACGGTCTCAGCGGAGCGTACACGCAGAACGGGAACGACTTCACGACGAGCGGGCTTTGGACGCTGGAACTCCAAGTACAGACTCCAGACGGCCAAACGATCACCTCGCCGCCTGGATATTTGTATGTGTTTCCGCGAATCGCCTAGCCTAGGAGGAAGAACCCTGACATGAGCATGATCGACGCGCTTGCGCCCTGGGGCGGGAATGGGAAACAGCTACGCAGCGGCATGGAAAATATCCGCGAGGACGTAGCGCTCATGTCGCGCGGTGTGCTCGACCGAAAAAGCTTTTGGAGCGGGTATACGCGCGTCAAGAACCCCGTTGAGGTCCGCGTATTCGAGGGCTTGAAAATGGAGAAGCTCGGTGCGCGCATGCTCAAGGATCATATTCTCGACGATATCGGAAATGTCGATCGCGCACATTGGCGCTTTCGCGGGGAGCGAGTAAATTTTGATGATCCAAAATGGGCTCCCGCGATCACGCAGATTCGGCGCACGCACAATCTCCAAGTCACGATGGGAATCAATCAGTGGTTGCGCGGCTTGTGCTTTGGCGATATTACGGCGAATTCCACGAGTTACACGGGTGTAACCGGAACAGCGACGGCGACTTCCGCAACCACCCTAACAAACTCCGGCGCGGCGTTTCCGACGACCGGCGGCGTAAATACGGGACTTCCGGGGCATGTTGTGTATTGCCCCGCCGCAGGCGTGTACGGCGTCATTGTGAGTAACACGGCCACGATTTTAACCGTAGATCAGTGGACCTCACAGAGCAGCGCGACGGGTGCGGCGGGCTCAACTCCCGCAAGCACGGCGATCTATTCCATTTGCCCCGGTGCGGGGATCGCCGGATGGATCGGGCTCTCGACCAATTCCGCCGCAGCGGCAGCGGGCGACGTGCTACGTACGGCAGACGGACTATTCGCGGACGGAACGACGAGCGCAGCGGCCACGGAGCAAACGACAAACGGGCTATCGCGCGCATACGTGCAAGCGACGCTTCCCGGTAGTACGCAGTCTGCGCTTGCCTATACATGGACGTATACGGGATCATCGAGCGTTGCAATCGCGAAAGCCGTGCTCTGCAATAGCAAGGCCGCAGCAGGATCGCTTCTCATTCTCGAAACGCTTTTGAGCGCGACTGCGACGGTGAATTCGTCTGGGGATACGATCGCTCTCACATGGACGATTACTGTTTAGAAATATTTAGGAAAGAGGAACGATATGCCTGACCCTTACAAGATCACCGTCGAATCCACGCCGACGCAAGAAACTGATCTCAACCAAACGCATCGGACATTGCTCTCGTCGATTGCCGAACGCTTTGCGGCGCTCGGGCATACCGTGCATAACATCCGCATCGACCACGGGTCGCTTCGCGGCGGCGCGAAAACCTGGAAACAGGGAGACGATGCGCCCAAGGACGAGCTTACCGCGCATGTGACGCCTGCGGTCGAAAAACAAGCCTAAGCAATCCCATGTATACAGGCGCACTCGTTGCATCGACGAACGATGCGCCTTCTCGGTGGTTTTAAATGGCGATTGCGTTAGTTCAAGCGGGAACAAGTGTTTCTGCATCAACTGCAACCAATACGACGTTAAATCTAACGACTACTCTTGGAACGGCTCCGTCAAGCTCGAACGTTCTTATCGCACTTATATCGGTAACGGATTTTGGAGGAAGTACAACTCCCCCGCCTCCAATTACTCCCCCGTCAGGATGGACATTTTATGGAATGCAAGGGAATGCCGGGCCTACAAACGGAGATATTATCCTCGGTTATTTTTATTGGAGAACCGGCACAACGTCAACGAGTTTTAATTGGTCCTATGCTCCGGTAGGATCTGGGGCTTCAATTTTTGGCGAGATTATCGAAGTTTCAGGGACGAGTACAACATACCCGATTGCAACGGCTAATAATTCCGTAGGAACCATATCAGGAACTCCTACGACTGTTGTTAGTCAGTCTCTTACTGCGTTATCCGCTAATTTATTTCCATTGTCGGTATTGGCATTTGATGCAAGCGGTACGAGTCAAACGACTCCCGGAGCGCCTGCATCATTCAGTACAAGTTGGAGTCAGATGGGGGACTCCTCGCAAACGACGTTTCGTTCAGAGCAAACAACTGCATCAGGACCATTAACAACGCTTAGTCAAAGCGTATCAGTTACCTATACATACGCAAGTGGAAAATTAAAAGCGGGGACAGATTATCTTTGGTATCTGTTATTTTTGCAGCCGCCATTTACGGCTATTGCAAAAGTGCAAACAGGGAGCGGAACGTCTACTGCGTCTACGTCATTAGTTCTCACGTATGGATCGACGCCGACAAGCGGAAATAAACTCATCGCTTTTGTAGCTCAAGGCGCAAATGCCATAGCAAGCACCGGACCTACGGGATGGACTCTTGCAAAAAGCGAGTATTCAACAGATGCACTTGAGTTATGGTGGAAAGATGCCGGCGGGTCAGAACCTAGCACGTATACATGGACGCTTTCAACGTCTGTCGCCGTCGGAGATGCAACCGGCTATGAATACAGCGGCGTTCTCACGGGAGCATCCGGCATAAACGGAAGTGCCGCAACGACGGGCACAAGCGCAGTACTCAATACAGGGTCCGTGACTCCAACGGTATTTAGAACGCAGCCAATCGCCGCATTCAGCGGTATTGTTACAAGCTGGTCAAATCTCTTCAATGGACAAGGATCAGGCCAGTTTTCAACTGCTACGTGGACAATAGGAACGACGGCAACAAGTACCTCATATTCTTGCCAAGAAGTCTATCAGGCATCTCCAACGGGAGACACAGCTACTGCTATTTCAGCGTCGAATAAGGGCACATCAAGCACTCGTAAATTAAGCATTATAGCGCTACTTGCACCTTCAACAGGCACAGCTAACGTCGTCACGGCGACCGATTCATTCAGCGCGATCACCGACAGCCTAACGCGATCGGTCTCTTTCACGCGGACGACATCCGATAGCATGTCATCATTTACGGACTCCCTCTCGCGCCTTATCAGTCTGCCACGCATATTCTCGGATAGTTTCTCCGCGATCACCGATTCTGTCGCGACGAACGTCTCTTTGTCGCGCACCGCGAGCGATACCACGTCCGCGTGGGCAGAGACGCTTTCAAAAGTCCAATCCTTCACGCGAACATTGTCGGATTCTCCCGCCGTCTGGTCGGATTCTCTTGCGCGCGTGGTTTCGCTGCCTCGTGCGATAAGCGATACCACGGCAGTGTTTACGGACGTTCTCTCGCGCCTTGTGAATCTGCCGCGCGCCTCGTCCGATACGCTTGTGGGATGGAGCGATACGGCAACGCGCGGGGCAATACCGTTCACGCGCACTGCGACGGATAACCTAGCGGCGATAACAGACTCCGCCGGAAGGATAGTCTCTCTGCCGCGCAACGCTTCAGATGTGCCTGCCGTTTGGTCGGATACCCTTGCGCGTTCGCCACAAGCGTTTACGCGGATGGCATCGGATTCACCGGCAGCATGGTCTGACTCCGCTTCGCGATCTATTGCGCTAGGGCGATCCGCGAGTGATACTACTGCGTCATGGTTGGATATGGTATCGAAAGCCGTTTCGTTGCCTCGCATTGCGGCGGATACGACTGCGAGCTTCTCCGATTCGATCTCTCGCTCGCCAATGGCATTGACGCGCACGGCAAGCGATACCACGGCCGCATGGTCGGATTCGATCTCTCGCGCCGTCGCCTTTGCGCGTACGGCAAGCGATATCGTCTCGGGATGGTTGGATACGCTCGCGCGTAGCGTTCGCCTCCCGCGATCGATGTCCGATACGTTCACGGCCTGGTCGGACATCGCTTCAACTGGGAAGGCATACTTTCTCACTGCCTCCGATACGCTCTCTTCTTGGAGCGATTCGATCTCTCGCGCGCCGATGGCATTCTCCCGAACGGCAGCGGATGCGTTCACGAATTGGAGCGAAACGATCTCAAAGGGGCAAAACTTTGCACGATTCTGCACAGATACGCTTGTCGGATGGGCCGAAACGCTAACAAAACGCTCAGGATCGTCGCGCGCGATCTCGGACACATCAGCCGGATGGACTGATTCGGCGAGCAAAACGCAAGGCTTCTCACGCTCGGCGTCTGACACGTTCGCGGCTCCCACAGAATCCCTCACGCGTACGGTAGCTGCCTCGCGCAGCGCATCTGATATCCTCGGATCATGGGGGGAAGCGCTCGGGCGCATCCTCCGCCTCCCGCGCGGCATCTCGGATACGGTTGCTTCCTGGATTGATTTTGTCCGAACCATCCCGCGCATTATCGGGATCGGCGCGAGCACGCAGGCACCGCAAACCGCGATAGGTTTTTCCGTCATTGAGGACCTTGGCCTCGGACGCGCGATCACTATCGACCTCGGCGGCTACGACGCGGCAGGCGCGATAGCTACGCTCATCGCCGTCCCCGGCCCCTTCGATGCGCAGGGCGAGAAACTGCGCCTCACGCCGGTTGCTATCTTCAATGACGGCTTGACCGCCGTCTACCGCGAGGTCGCCGAAGAATTCTCGATCGGCGGAGAGTGGAGTCTTCAGCTTGAACTACTTCTTCCGACCGGCCTCATATTCACGTCGCCGCCGGGCTCGGTCTTTTTCCCGCCGGTTTTAGAACCCGACCCGCTCGACGAAGAGTAAGGAGGCATACCATTAGCACCGTAGTCAACCTCTCGGACGTTGCAGCGAATGCCGAAGCGAACGCGCTCGCGCCGCTGCTCAATAACGGAACAATCCAGATTTTCTCCGGCACGCAGCCCGTAAACGCGAACACCGCGCTCTCCGGTAACACGCTGCTTGCTACCCTGACGTTCGGCTCGACCGCCTTCGGATCTGCCGCATCGGGCGTTATCACGGCAAACGCGATCACCTCTGGGACAGCGGTTGCAACCGGCACGGCGACCTTCGCGCGATTCTACGAGAGCAACGGAACCACGGTCGTGCTCGACGAGCAAGTCGGCACATCCGGTGCGGCGCTCAATCTCAATACCGTCTCAATCGTAACGGGCGGCTTGGTATCTTGCACGAGCTATGCACATACGGTTGTGGAGACCTAGAGGGATAACGTATGGCGGTCGAAGGAGGAGCCCCTGTCAACGAAACCACCGGATCGACGGCGCAGATCGTCGATACGATTATTTTCGCTGCAATCGCGACGACAAGCTCAACGAACGTCACGGCGGGAAGCTCACAGACGATCACCGTTGCATCGGGAACGGGGATTGTTGTCGGCATGTGGCTCACATTCGATACGGGTTTCGCTACCGAAACGCAGCAGGTGGCGGTCGTAAGCGGAACGGCAGTCACTGCGTTTTTCGCTAATGCGCATACCGGGACATACAACGTCGTCGCGAATGTGAATCGACAGATCGTCGGCATTGGCGATCCGGTAACGCAAGGCCGCATCCTAACGATTGACGCAGGCGGGAGTCTATACGCAACAAGCCCTGTCGCGAATACCGTGATGACCGGGAAGACGGCATCGGCGACATCAGCGACGCTTTGCGCGGCGCGTACAAGCCCGCCGCGCAAAGCGCTTGTCGTATATAATTCTAGCACGACGGCAACGGCGTATATCGCTGAAGGATCAGCGGCCTCAATCGCAAGCGGCGGATTTACCTACGCGGTTCCGCCCGGTGCGACGCTTGAGATTTATACGGTCTATACCGGAGCGTATAACTACATTTCGACTTCCGCAGATGGTTCATATCTGAACGTCACGGAGCGTTACTAAATATGCCGCTTACGATTCCTCCTTTAATCGGAACATGGACTCCCGCAGATGCGTCAGGTGCGGGATTATCTCTAACGATTAACGGTGCGATCTATATGAAAATAGGGAGATTAGTCTACATTGCAATAGATGTAACATATCCAACCACGGCAAGTACTGCATCGGCAACCATATCGTTGCCGTTTCTAAGTAATAATTCCATAAATCAAGCGATTGCAGTCGGTTTTAATACATCGAGTACCTCGCTTGGAGCAGTAGTGAGTTCTGCATCCGGCATCGTGTTTTACGCCATAGGAGGGCTAACACAGCGAACAAATGTTCTCATGTCAACGTTTCGCATCGGCGTCGGCGGTACATACGAGTCGGCAAGCTGATGCGCATTTTCATGATGATCTGTGCGCTTGTTGCGTTTATCAGTAATAGAGCAACGGCAAATATTCCATCGCGTATTGCCTTCATCGGCGACTCATGGACGGAAGGAATAGGCGTGGCAACACGCTGTTATCCTCGCGCGCAGCTTATGTCTACATCGCAACTTTCGGCTACCGGATTGACAGGATGCCAAGACCTGCCCGCGCAGATCATCGCCGCGTTGCCGCCAGGCATCGTCACCTCGTATCAAAATCTGGGGTTAGGCGGCGGCCTAACCTACGACGCTCTAATGAACGCAGTTCCGCTCATCGATCCCTCCGTAACCGCCGTGGTCGTGATGATCGGGCTTAACGACGAGCCGGTGCTTATCACGCAGTACGGTTCGCTCACGGCGACGACCAGCTCCGCGTATAATCCGCAAGGGTTCGCCGAAACTCCGACTGCCGTCGCCGGATACTATTTGCAAATGGTCATGGCGATTAAGAAGGCCGCGCCCGAAGCGGACCTGTATCTCGTGGAGCCGTTTGATTGTTCCAACAATCCCGTGACCACGGGAGACGTGTGCTTTGGCAACCCCAACGCGCCCACGATCAACGCCTGGTGGCTCTCGATGATCGGACAGTACGGCAACGCGGCGAGAAACATTATCAACCTCGGCAGCTTTCCGACGCCGACAACACTGCCGCCTGCTTCGGATTTCAACCCCGCCGGGACATGCCTTACGCCATTTGTCGGCGACTGCGGCGGGCACCCAAACGCCGCAGGCTACGCTGCAATCGCGTCGATCATAGCAGCGGGAATGGTAACGCAGTGAATGTTGCTCCTGCTTTTATTCCATGGGAGAAGAACCAACTTCGTGAGTCTGTAAGCTAGACGTATGCTGGTGCTGTTTTTCAACGCGGGGGCGGGGGCCTCGACAGGGAGAGGCACAAGCACGCAGGCCCCACAGATGGGCGTCGGTCGCGGATTTTTCACCATCCCCGGTGTCGGCGCGTCAACGCAAGCGCCACAGACCGCTTCCGGCACGGGCCTCCTCACGATCAAGGGACCGGGCGCGAGCGTACAGGCCCCGCAAACGGCAAGCGGCAGCGGCAAGCTCACGATCACCGGCACGGGAGCGAGCACGCAGGCTGCGCAGACGTCTTCCGGCGTCGGAGATTTTGGCCCGACATCCTCCGGCGCGTCAACGCAAGCGCCGCAGACGTCTTCGGGAGCCGGCTCATGGCATCCATTAAGCGGCGTCGGATCATCGACGCAGGCCCCTCAGACGGCTTCGGGCAGCGGCCTTCTCAAGATCGTCGCCGTCGGGGTAAGCACGCAGGCCCCTCAGCCGGCTTCGGGCAGCGGGAAACTCACAATCGGCGCTACCGGCGCGTCTACGCAATATCCCCAGAATGGATTCGGTTTTGGAGTAGTTACCGGGCCTCCGGTAACGGGCACGGGCGCATCGACGCAAGCCCCGCAGACGGCTCTCGGTCATGTCTATATCGTTTACGCGGCGGTGGGCGTTTCCACGCAGGCGCCCCAAACCGCGAGCGGCTCAGGCGCGCTCACCTACGTTTCCCGTGGAACGTCAACGCAGGCACCGCAAACGGGATTCGGCATCGGTCAAACCTTCGCGGGCGTCGGTGCGTCCACGCAGGCACCCCAAACCGCCAACGGCACCGCGAACATGGGAGAGGTCGTCTGCATCCGCCTGCCGATCAGCCCGATCACGCGGATTCTGTTGCCGATTACGCCGCCGCACGAATGCTCACCACGATGAGACGTTATCGCGTGGCCCGGAAAAGCAAAGAGCGCACCCTACTACAAGTGCGCTCCCCCGCTATTCTTGCTACTCACGTTCTGTATATGCGCTTATCCTACGATGGATGATCGCATGTGGTCAAGCCGCTTGCCCGGAGAAAGATCAAGCCGGGCAAACGGCGACCGCGACGATGAGCGATCGGGAAAAGGCTCACCTCGCCGGCAATCATCGTTAGCATCATGCGCGCAAGGGTCCTCTCTTCATAGAAGACGAAGGGCGCGTACGACGTAGTTTCACGCCGGAGGTGTGTCATCGCAATCCAAAACAGTTATGCTCCGAATCTCAGCCTCGGCCAGTACGCAAACGCCGCAGCCGGCAACGCCGGAACGCTTTTCCAGGGCGGCAATCAAGCGGTCGTGACAACGGCGCTATCAGCCGGGCTTCCGACGACGTACACGGGCGGCCTCGTGTTGGCGAATCCGCCGACAAGCACCGTCAACGTGCGCATCCAAACGGTGAAAGCCATTTTCATCGTCGCGCAGACGAATGTTTCCGTGATCGGTTTGGGCATCGGATTCTCCGCCACGGCGCTCACCGGCACACTTACCGCCGTCGCCTCATTACCGGGCAATCCCGGCTCATCCGCCGTCGCGCAAGGGCTGCTCTACTCATCGGCGAGCATCACGCTTCCCGCAGCGCCCTATCTCGCGCGCATCATCGGCGTGGCTGAGACAGGCGCGGTCACGACCGGCGTCACGACGGGCGGTCTCTCACTCGATATTCAAGGCGGCATCATTCTTCCGCCGGGCGGGTACGCTGTGTTCACCAGCTCGGCGGCAGGCACGGCATCGTCGTTCATTGGTTCGTACATATGGGTTGAGGCCTGATACGTGGCCGTAGTCACATCGCAGATTGTCACAGTCAATGCGATCGTAAGCGTCGCGCCGACGCCCTCGCAGCTTCAGCAGTCCGGCGCGTTGGTATCGGTCGGCGGGACGACGCAGACCGTAGGCACGTACACGTACTACGGGACGATCGGCGCGGTCGTCGCGGCCCTGTCCTCAAGCGGCAACTACCAAGAGATCGACAACATGGCGACGACCTTCTTCGCGCAGGGGAACGCCGTCGGCTTGTACGTCCTGGAACTCGGCGTCGAAGGCTCATCGTCCGCAGGCATAACCGCGCTCGGGACATGGATCGCAGCGAATCCCGGCATCTTTTATGCGTATTTGACCCCCGCAGCATGGGACGCTTCCGGCGCTGCGCTCAACACGCTTGCAGCAAACTACTCAAGTCCAACGGGCAAGACGTACTTCTTCGTCACGACGACATCTTCGACGATAAGCGCGTACGCGATAACGACCAAAGCAATCTTCGCCGTAGTTCCAAGCCAGACCGCAGCGGGAACCGAGTTTCAGGCAGCAGCGTTTTTCTACCAATGGTTGGCGAATAACCCGTCCGCGACGTCGCCGGAGCCCCCGATGGGATTCCGCTTCCTGTACGGCGTCACGCCCTGGGTACAGACCGGCAACGCCGCAACGATAACCTCGATTCTCAGCGCGTACGGGAACATCGTCGGAACCGGAGCCGAAGGCGGCATCTCAACGGCGACCTCCTTTCGCGGCACGACGATGGACGGCGAGCAGGCGATGGGATGGTGGGCGATCGATTGGGTGCAGATCCAGGCGAAGCAGCAGCTCGCAGCCGCGATCATCGACGGAAGTAACGAGAACCCGCCGCTGTACTACAACCAAAACGGCATAAACCGTTTGCTCGCGATTCTCGTGGACATCGGCAACACCGGCATTTCGTACGGGCTCTTGCAGGCCGCGACGTTCGCAGCCGTGCCGTTCGCGACGTACATCGCGCAGAATCCGGGGAATTATCCGGCAGGTATTTACAACGGCTTGAGCGCGACGGTAACGCCGCAGTATGGCTTTGAGTCGATAACTTTCAATTTGTCGGCGCTTGATTTTGGGAGCGGCGCATGAGCTTCAACCCACAGACAATTCAGGGAATTTTAAACCGTGTTATCACCTCGGTTGTTGTTACAAGCTTTCCACAACTGAGTCTCACCGCTCCGTTCATGGCGAAGTCAATGGCGCAACTCGATTTCGACGAAGACGCCGTAGACCAAATCGGAACCGCGACCGGAATCGTGAATTCACCGCAACCGTACGTACTAGCAACTTTGACCGCCAACTTGCTTCGGAGCCAAGCAATCGCAGCCGCATACATCGCGCAATGGCAGCAGCAGGCAATCCTCGGCTCCGTTACCGTGTACCCTGATTCCCATGTGTTTCCGCCGATTACGCTCGTGAATTGCTCGCTGTTACGCCCAACACCGGGGCCGTACGATGGGCAAGATCCTACCGTCAAGGCGACAATTAAGGGTGTTTTTTATACCAATGCCATAATGTGGTCGTCACTCTGATAATCAATTCCGCTCTAAACATCGGTTTCCCGATTCGGTATGACGATCAAGGCGAGCCCCTCATCTATGCGTATCACATATCCATATCGCCGGAAGTGTTGACGGCAAACTACACTATTTTGGTTGCCGCGAATGCGAAGACATGGCAACGTGGAGGAGACTTCGCAGCGGCCTCCGCGACGACGGCGAACATTGCGCTTTTGGATGCAGCGAAAGCAGAAGCAGAATTACGCGGAACGGAAAGCCTCGGTCCTTCGTTTCTCGCGGAACTCAAGCGCCTTACGTACATTCTTTCCCCAGGAGACAACGGATACGAGCAACTTCCCGTAGACATCGCTCTCGGCAAAAACGTTATCAGTAAAGATGATTGGTCAGAAGCGGAAGCGTTTCTGTGTTTTTTTACGTTGGGGTTCTTTGCTCTACCGAGGGCTGCACGACGGGACCGTTGCACCCGAATCGCGTCGGCGCTCAATGGATCGACAACGTCGTTACCGCCTTTGGAATGGCTCGCCTCCTTGCGGCAATCGACACAGGCCAAAGATTCAATCGAAATACTATCATCGGAGCCGTCTTAGGATGGGTGGCGGAAGAAGGCTTTCACGAGACATTCTCTCGTCATGGCGTCGATCAATTCAATTCCGCGCATGCGTACCGGAATCGGCATATCCTAGAGCTAACGCGCGGGCTCAAGGGATTAACGGGCGGCAGTTAGGCGATTACATTACCTGGCATGCGTGGTGAACTTGCCCCTCCATAGTTTCAAGGAAAGGTCCCTTGATATAGGCTAGGCGAGCGCGAAGATGCGGACAAGTTGAAATGAAAACTGCTCTTGGAATTGCTTCGGGAAGCTCGCCTCCGGCTTCTGCCTGTACTTGGTGATAGCACTTCAATGAACTAAATGCTACGGCCATATAGTCGGCTTGCACCGGAGAATTCGCGAAACCAATCATCTGCTGGCACCAGTAATCGCTACTGGCGCTAGTCATCTGAAAGGCGGCAAGCGCGGAGTAATACTCTTTTTCATCCGCGAGCGCCGGGACTGTGCACGTTGCCGCGAGGATCAAAACAAGGATCATCTTCTTCATTTAGGTTGCCTTATAGAGAGAGTTTGCTCTGGTAGTATATGCCAATAATCCTTAGAACCGCTGATAGGAAGCGCACTCTTTACACGCCTTACGGTTGCACTGTCTTACAATGTTACCGTTAACGGAAATTAACGGAAATTAACGGAAATTAACGCCGCGCTTTAGAACGAAACGCGCTGCTATGAAAAATGCAACAGATAGGTTTCTCGGCCGAGAGCGCTCGGATAGGCCGTCGTATGCGGGTACCTCCTATGATGAGTACAACGATCTTGAACGTTCTCTTGGAACAGAGCGAGAAACGTCACAAGATAACAAACCCGGTAAAGGGAACGATACAAAAAATAAGAAGCAGTGAAACGCTCATTACGAGCATCACGCCAAGGCTTATTCCTGTCCTTCCGGTTTCCGCGTACGGCGGATCGCTCTAACTAGAGTGAGCATACGGCAAGAACTGCTGAAACGTTGATCGGCCTTGACCAATTGGCCGAACCCCGAGGATCTGAAAAGATCCCCATGCACCCAATCTCTATACCAAGTTCCACGCTGTTGCGGTGGGTGGGTGGGGGGTTGGGCAAGGTGCCCCTGACTTTTTTGGTACCCTCCTAAGCAGAGAATTTCCTACCGGATACCTGGCGAGCCCGCACGAAACGGTAGCATGTGCCCGTAAAATCGGTTATCAGTGTCGAAGTTCAGGACGAATCTTTCTCGAAATTCCACGAGAAATTTTCCGCATACCTCGGCGAGCTAGACGAGCAGCAAGAAAAGTGGGAGAAGGCCGGGCAGGCGATGGGGCTCTCGGGCGAGGCGCTCGCAGGCGGGGCTATCAATGCGAAGGAGTCCCTCGCGGTAGCTGCAGCCCAGGCGGGCGTCATCTCCGAGGCTCTCCGGGATGCCGTGCGGGCACAGAATGACCTAGGCGGGGCGACCAAGCGCAGCGGCGAGCATATGGGCAAGCTCCATACGGCAGCGAAGGGCGTCGGCGGGGCAATCGCGAGCATCGGAGGCTGGCTTGTAAAGATCGCGGCGTTCGGCGGATTGGGAGGCATTCTCTCGGGGATTGGAGTTGCCGACCTCGCGGGCTATGCACTTGGGCGCTCCAAGGCGGCGGGGCAACTTGGCATGTCACCGGGCTCGCTTGCGAGCTTCCAAATCAACGCGCAACGGTTTCTCGGCACGGACGCGCTGCAATCCACGTTCATCGCGCAGCACGATTACAATGCCATTCCGGCACTTGCCTCGCTCGGCTTCGATGTACGAAAAGCGCAAGCGCAGGATACGGGCGATCTCGCGATAGAGGCATTGCAAAAATCCGCCGCGCGATACAATCAGGACCAAAAAACGGGCTTGAAGCAAAACAGTGATTGGATGCTCAAGCTTGCGATGGGCACATTCGGCTTCTCTCTGGGAGAAATTGCAAACGCCGCATCGCATCCCGGTGCGCTCGCGGCTGTAAAATCGAACTATCATAGTAGCAGAGCATCGCTTGAATTCGGCAAGAGAAACGAAGAAGCATGGGATAAGCTAACACCTGTTTTAGAACTCGCAAGCGAAAAAATCAAAACGGTATTTGTTACCGGACTTGCCGGGCTTACGCCTGAGATAACACGTCTGGCAAATTCGTTTTCGGGATTCGTAACAAATGTTCTCGAAAGTCCAAACGCGAAGAACGCCATAGATGCGCTTGCGAAAGACTTTGACATGCTCGGCAATACGCTCGCATCGAAGGGTTTTGCGGAAAATGTGGAAAGGGTTGTCGGCGTTTTCGCCTGGGCTGCCGATAAGTTCAAGTATCTTCCGGGAACCGGAGGACCTACAGATAAACTTCTCGATGCGGTCGAACAGCCGAAATACTCACCTTTCAACGCCAATATTCTCGGGAACGTCGGGGCGAAGGCCGCTGAGTTCGTTTCGGGATTAAAAGGCGCGGGAACGCGGACCTTCGAGAATGTTTTTGGGCATAATCAAAAAGAGACTGTTCAGAAGCTCATGGATATTGCGACTAGGATGGGCGTAGCTCCTGAGTTGGCCCTTGCAACGGCAGGGTGGGAATCAACGCACAGCCTTAAGCTTAATCCATTTGCGAAGGGCGACAATGGAACTTCGTTCGGCCTGTTCCAGTTACATCAAGGCGGAGAACTTGGAAACCTCACGCCCAAACAAGCCTATGACGTTGGAATCAATACGAGAAGGGCATTAAGCGAATTCGCAATTGTTGGAAAATGGAGCAAGGAGAAACAGCTCAATCGTTTCTCAGAAGCCGTGCGATACGCAATGACGCACTACGATGATAAGGGAAAGCAATTCGGACCGACCGTATCCCACAATGACATCATGGCTCTTTTCGGATCGGGAGGCGTACGTTCGGCCCTTTCGCAGCGTCCCGGCGATCCGTATGATTATGCCATCGGCATAAACAATAATCTAAAAGCATTGGCGCAGCATGCTTCTCGCCAAGCCGCGAAGCCCATACAAAAGAAGCCTACCGTTATACAAAAGACGGCGATGATAACGATTACAAATCAAACCTCCGCGCGCGTAGCGGTCTCAATGAACGCGGCGGCTATCGCATGAGCGGTCTTCCTCCGACCCTCCCTCCCGGTTCTCAAGCGCAGTCCTATCGCTCGGCGTATAATTTGGCCTTCCAAATTTCGCCATTGGTTTTGCAAGGGGGAATCGTTGGTTCATCCCAAGGAAGTCTCGCGCCGATTACCGATTATACGGGTGGTTCTCTTGATTCGCTCGATGATGCTTTCGCTCATTATCTTCCGCTTCCAGGCTCAACGCTTATCTCGCAGACGATTGGAATGTACCCTTTTGCAAACCAAAGTGTGGCCGCGAACGCGACGATTCAACAGCCGCTTACAATTTCGTTGCTTATGATAGCGCCGGTAAACCAGCCGGACGGCTATCAATCGAAGCTGTCAATCTTCAGTAATCTCGCCCGGCAACTCGCATTGCACAATTCCATCGGTGGAACCTATATTGTTTGCACCCCCGCATACATATACAATTACCTCTTGATGACCGCCATGACGGATGTAACGCCTGAGATTTCGGCTGATGGAAATAAGCAATCTCAGACAAGTTTTCAGCTAGATTTTATTCAGCCGATCCTCACGGCGCAGGGCGCTCAGCAAGCACTAAACGCGCAAATGCAAAAGCAGACGAACGGCAACCAGCAGCAGCCGAACGCGATAAGCTGGTCCGGTAATCAAGCATCGTCTCCGGCAGCGAATCCCGGTATTACCGGCATGCTTGCGAACGTCGAAGCCGCCGTTTCAGTGTTCGGCGGAACGCTATGACGATAATTGCGTTCACGCCGAGCCTCACGGCAGCACCGCCGTTTTCCGCGAACGTGACGCTAGACGGCGCAAGTTATACCCTCTTGGTTTTTTGGAATATATACAGTGCGAGATGGTACGTTTCTTTAACCGATCAATTCGGAAACCTCACCATAAACCAGCCGCTAATCGGCTCCCCCCCGAATGCGAACATTTACCTTTTTCCCGGAATTTTCACATCGTCAACGGCGCTTTATCGACCTTCCACCTCGAATTTCGAGATAACGCCGTAAATGGCGCGGTTTTATTCAATCGCGATAACGCCGCTTGCGAAGCCGTCGAATCCGAGTCCGCAGCCCAATCCCAGGTGGACGAGCCTTCCGAATGGCGTGAATGATCCCGGTGCTCTCAATGTCGAGTTTGATTTTCCCGCAACGGCGCAGGGCGACCCAAACCAAAACCAAGGACCCGGTACGCTCACCGTTCACGGCATCTCGCTCGCGGAATTGCAGTCGGCGCAGAACTTTGCCTATTCGAGCATCGCGGTAAGCGGAGGCATGTCGAAAGGGCTTCCGCTTGCAGTTCCGCAGCAAGCCGGATTGCTTATGCACGGCCTCATCGTGCAATCGTACGCGAATTGGATCGGCACGGAAATGAACCTCAATTTCGTCATTAGCCCAAACGGAAACACGCTCATGATTCCGGCTAATTTTAATTTCGTATGGCAACCAAACGAAGCACTTGCAACGGCGATACAAACCTGCCTGCAAGTCGTGTATCAGAACTTCACGATCCTTCCGCAAATAGGAAGTAACTACGCAACGCCCTCAACGATTACGCACAACGTTCCGACCATGAAAATGTTTTGCAGCTTTATCTATTCGCTCACGAAAGGGCAAGTGCAAATAGCTCTTCAGAACAATAACACGATCATCGTTTTTGACGGTTCCGTGAAGCCGTCGGCAATCAAGCAACTCGCATTCACCGATTTTATCGGACAGCCGAAATGGGTCGATAATGCGACCATGCAATTTATGACGGTCATGCGAGGAGATATTCAGGTCGGAAGCACGGTCGCTATGCCGAGCGTTCCCGCAGCGCCGGGATTCGTGACGACGACGCCCGCTTCAAATCCCTCGCAGTTCAAATACAAAACGGCGTTCCAGGGAAATTTTCAGATCATCGCCGGGCGTCACGTCGGCAACTTCCGCGATCCTGACGGCGCTTCATGGGCATCAATCTTCGAGGCGCATCCCCTAACGCTTCCTGCCGTTGGAGTTCCCGTCGGTGTCTGATTACAGCACGCTTTGGCTACAGAAGAAAGTCAATCAGGTCGCGACGAACGCAGCCCTGCAAGCGATAGCGCAAACAGGGAAGGCGCTTCCCTGCACCGTGACGGCAGTTAGCGGCGCGTTTGTCACCGTTTCGTTTGAGGTACAAGTCCCTTACGACGTGAACGGCGTGACGCAGTACTACACGCTTCCGCCTGTCGAAATGCCGTGTGCCACTTCGCAATGGTTTCCAAATCCCACACAAATAAATGATGTCGGATTATCCGTGCCAAGCGACGTGTTTTTGACCGGAATAACGGGACAAGGCGGCGGTATTGCTATCGAGGGAATCAATCCCGGCAATCTCTCAGCGCTTGTATTTTTGCCAATAGGCACAACGAACTTTCCCACGCCTCCGCGCGCAAACATCGCATGGCCGAATGCTCCGCATGGTGGGCGCATCGGCGATAGTGCGAACACAACGTATATAGACTGCGATCCCGATACGGGAACAGTAACGATTACGGCAGGCGGAAAAAGCTGGACGTTTACGAGCGCCGGACTGACAATGAGCAATAGCATCGTATTGGAAAGCCACCTTCATACCGGGGTTACGGGCGGAAGCAGCGATACGGGACCTCCGGTCGCATGAACGGAAGGGATTGAGATGCGCGTTTACGGTCGAATAAATGGGACTGGACCTAACGGAATAGGTGGGCAGTGGGTAGTCGTTGAGACAGATTCAGCGGGATACAACGATTCTGTATACGCAACGGCGCTTTGCCAAATCTTGAAACTCAACTTGGGAGAATCGCCCATGTTCGGCCTTTCAGGTGTGCCTGCAATTCAGAGCGTCATTACACAGTGCTTCCCGGATTTTTACGTTGCGCTCATTCAGCAGCAATACGCTCAGTTCTTTTCGAGTTTGACGATCACGAGAACCGGGACAACTCCACCGACCTATCAGGTTAATCCGAAGTTTCATCCAGGCGCAGTAGCGCCGAGCGTCGTAGCCCAATAGCATGAGCGGCCTTCCTCCGTTGCTTTTCACGTCCGCAGGACCGCAAGTGACGCCTCCGGCGACCTTGAACGCGAACCTTATCGCGCTCGTCGCGGCGCTGGTGCCTGGTTACACGGTTCAACTTCCAGGTATCCTTATAGAAGATATGTCCAGCACCGCCGTCGGCGCGCTTACGGTCATCGACGCCGCGCGCGTGGACGCGATCAATAACGTCTCTCCTGGGACTGCAAATCCGTATATCCTGAATTTTTTAGGGCAGCAGTTTGGTATTCCCCAGGGCTTGCCCGCGAACGGTTCGGTTTACGTCGTGTTTACGGGCTCCCCCGGATACGTGATTGTGCCGGGCTTCCTGGTCTCGGACGGAACATATCAATACCAAGTCCAGGACGGCGGAGTTATCGGCTCTGGCGGCACTTCTAGCCCGATCTATGCCGTCGCCACGAATGCGGGAACATTCGCTATCGGGGCTGCATCGGTGACGCAGGTCGTAACTGCGGTCCCAGGCGGCTATTCGCTCACCGTGACAAACCCGCTCGCCGGCGTGCCGGCATCGGCGGCTGAAACCGTGGAAAGCTATCAATCGAGGCTCTTACAGGCATGGAATTCACCTCTTTCCGGCTGGCAAACCTATCTAAAGACGTTGCTCCAGGCAGTTCCAGGAGTCAATGCTCGTCTAATTTCCATTATCCCGAACAGTACGAACTTTGAAATTATCTGCGGCGGTGGCGATCCTTATGCAACGGCATACGCAATTTATCAAGCCGTAAGCAATATCGGATTCCTTGCAGGATCGTACGTCAATTCGGGAAGAAACGTTTCCGCTTCAATCTATGACGCGCCGAACACGTACTCAGTTGTTTTTGTAGCAGCACAGAATGCGACTTGCACATGCGCGGTGACGTGGAATACGACCTTAGCGAACTTTACCTCTTCCGCTTTGGTGAATGCTCTTATCATTCCAGCCGTGCAATCGTATATCAATGGAATAGTCGTTGGACAACCAATAAATCTTTTGGTTTTGACGGAGCTTATTCAACAGGCAATATCGCCCGTGCTTTCAGCATCGAATCTTACAACGCTTACGTTCGCGTTTGAGATCAATAGTTCGTCTGTTTCTCCAACTGCGGGGACCAGCATTATTCCGAGTGTGGATTTTGAGACGGCACTTTATATGTCTGCAACCGGATGCACAAGCGTGCAAGGTTAGAATATGAGCATTGATTCAATCGCTGCGCCCACGCTTCCATTGCAGACGATATTGCCTGCATTTCCTTACCAGTGGTGCGCGGATGACACGAATATCTGCGCGTTTTTCACTGCCTACAATCAAATTGCCCAATCCTACCTTAACTGGCAGAATTCCACCCCCCTCGCGCTCTACACGTCGCCGAACATATCCGGCCCGCTGCTTGACTGGATCGGCCAGGGAATTTACGGCATCACGCGCCCGGTAATCTCGACGCTTTCTACGTCGTCAGTGTTTGCCGCGCTCGATGCGGTTCCGCTTGATACGATCGCGATTGACGGGAGTTCGTCCTCTTCAACCGGCTCGGCGTTTCCCGCGAATGATGACTTCTACAAGCGCGTGATAACCTGGCAAACGTACATCGGCGACGGGCGCACCTTCAATGCGATGGTCCTGCGGAAGCGGATCGCGCGCTTTCTGTACGGTGCGAACGGAACGGATATCACGGCGTCACAGGCGCAGGCCGTGAGCGTTGCGAGCACGGGGGCGACGACGTACACGATCATCGTGCCTTCCGCAGCGAATCCGGCTTCGACGTACTTTCAAGAGTTATTCAATCAGGGAACGCTTTCGTTTCCCTTCATGTTGACTGGAACGGTGAGTGTCGTATGACTATCGACGAGAAAATACAGGTCGCAACGGCGTACAGGGATACGCTCGCCAAACAAATCAAGGCGATTGCGGAGGAGTCCGCAGGATTGCAGCAGCGGTATAACGTGCTTCTCGCCACATATACGCGTGAGGAGGGCCGGTTAGCGGCGCTTGAAGAGGTGAAAGCCGAGATGGATAAAGAGCCGCAAGGCGAGGTAACGTAATGCCGTCCTTTGTCTTCGCCAACAATGTAAGTAGTACGATAGCTTCATCCATTACCTCAACCGCGACGACGATCACGCTCTCCTCGGCTGCGCGTTTCCCGACCATCCCCGCCGGATACGTCTGGGCGGTCACATTGAATGATGCGGCGACAGGGCAAATCTTCGAGATCGTCTATGTGACCTCAACGAGCGGCGCGAATCTCCAAGGATGCTTGCGTGGTCAAGAAGGCACACCCGCGCAGGCATGGCTTGCCAATGATAAAGCCTTCGCTGCCGACACTGCCGGGATTCTCAGTAGCTTCGAGACCACAGCGCAGGCCGCAGGGCTCGTACAATTAAATCCGGCGACGCAACAGAGTGGATTCATCAATGTCTCGGGGGCAATCACCGCAGGCGGTCAAGGAAATTTCGCAGGCGCCTCGGTCGGGGGGGCGGTAACAAACGCAACGACAGGGACATTTAGCGGTGCAGTAACGGCGTTAGACTTTACTGCATCCCTCCCATACGCATCGGGCGTTGCGTTACTCTGGAAGAGTAACCCCGCGTATGGGAACGGGACCGTCGGGTTCGGGTCAAATTCCGCGACATCCGCAGCGGGTATTCCCGGCGATGCAGTCGTTCTTTCCGTCGGCGCAATCGGCTATGCGCTCTGCGTTGATCATAATCTGAATCTCGGCGTCGCAGGGGAGGTTGTCGCAAATAATAATCTTGTCTCCCTGAGCGGATCCGTGATCGCGCCGACCATCGTACAAAACGGCACGCAGGTTGTCAGCACGATTACATCCGGGACGTTAGCCGTAACGCGAAGCGGGTCGAGTTACGACATCGAAATAGCTGAACTTGTCGTCGGCGCGATGATCAACGGCAACGGCAACGGCGGTCCTGCGACCATCGTGCTCCCGTCGTACGGCACATGGTTTATTGAGGTCATGTACGGCATATCCCAGACAACGAATTCCAATCTCACGGTTCGTCTTGCGCAAACCGGAGGGACGATGACCAGCGGATTCATCAGTAACGCCAACGGCACAACGGCGTATAACGCCATAGCGTGGCTTTTGCTCTACGGCAAAGGATACACGACGGTCAACAATCAGACGCTCACGTTCACGCTTACGGTGTCAGGCGGGCCGATCGATCCGTCAAATCAACCGTGGACGGTACGAGGGACGAGGGCGACATAATATCATGGTATGGGAACCCAAGCCTGAAAACATCTATAGCGGGTTGCCGGTAGAGGGTCCTTGCGCAGAGGCAATTAGTTCGGGGACAGTCCCTTGTTAGGCGGATGGTAGCCGAGAATCTCGTTACGCCGCGCGATAAATAGGTTGACCGCTTCACCGGAAAGCGCGTTGTGCTTCACAAGTTCATCGGCGATAGCGAAAAGCTCGTCCTTGGTCATGGCTGCGTGGATATGAGCAACGATCTGCGGATCGACGGCGCTCATCCCTCTTGCGCGTTGTGCAGGCGCGCACGGGTCGCCTGCGAACGCGAGACTCCATGAGCCGCCACCATAAAACGCCGACTCCGCCGACCTCGCCCGTAGGCAGTATCACGCCGGGGCAGAGCGATGCCTTCGTCTCTTCGATCGGCGTGAACATGCAGATTGATTACACGGATACCGTGTACTACACGAACTGGCCTGCGATTGAGGCGCTCGCGCTCGCGTCGGGCATCCGGCACATCCGTTGCGGGCTCAACGACGATCCGTCGTGGTACTACACGCGCATCAATGCGCTCGCGGCGGGCGGTATGGTCCCCAATTGCGTGAGCACGCCGGGGCAGACGGCGGCGTGGATCTCCGGATTCTCCGCGCTTGTCCCGAGCCTGGGATCGGTTGAGGGCGCGAACGAGTGGGATGCCAACGGCGGAACCGGATGGGTCGCAACCGATCAAGCATGGCAGAAGACCGTATGGAACGCGGTCGCCGGGACGGTTCCCGTGCTCGGCCCGTCGCTTGCATCCTCGGCGAGCTATCCGCTTCTCGGCTCGACGACGAGCGTGCAGAACTACGGCAATTTGCATCTCTACTTCAGCAGCTACAATCCGGGGAACGCCGGGTATGGAGACACCTTCCCGCCGTACGGAACGTACGGCACGCTCGCATTTTGGCTCAATCTCGTTAAGAGCAATAGCGGCACGCAGCCGATCATCATTACCGAAACCGGCTATCAAGATTCCCCGTCCGTTCCGGGTTGGGTTGACGACGTAAGTACGGCGAAGTACCTCATGCGTACGTTGCTTTTGACGTGGAATGCGGGCGTCATGAGAACGTACATCTATGAGTTTGCCGATGAAGGCGCAGGCGATACATACGGTATCGTCAACGCGAGCGCGCAGCCGAAACCCGCGTATACGGCGATCAAGAACCTCATTGCGGCCCTTGCCGATCCGGGCGCGGCATTCACTCCGACGCCGTTGTCCTTGAGCCTTTCCGGGCCGAGCACATTGCAGTATACGCTATTGCAGAAGCGCACGGGCGTTTACACCTTGGCGATCTGGAGTGAAGTGCCGAGCTGGAACGTCGGGACAAGCGTAGAGGTCCCCGTGCCCGCGCAGACAGTCACGATCACCTTCGGGATTGCGCCATCATCGGTCGCCGCGCAGCAGTTCACGAGCACAGGGGCCTTAGCATCGCAGACGATAAGCGGATCTGGTACATCCTACTCGCTATCCGTAACCGACGCGGTGTCATTGGTGACGATCACGGCTTAGCATCTCGAACTGCTCGCGGACGCTGCTCATTGCACGTACTCACGGTAAGCGGCGAGCACGTCGAGCACTTGGCCGGAACTGCGCCCGGTAAAAGCGGCGATCCGTGCAACGACTTCGGGGGCAAAGGGCTCGTCTCTTCGCAGGGCGCGGGCGACGAGAGACACGTTGCGTTGTGTCCATGCGATAACGTCCAAGGTCGTATTCTTGCCATGAATGAGCGCCTCGAACTCCTGGGATTTACTCACGCGCGCCCCTCCCGTATCGCCGCCGTGTCCGCGTCGATGAGTTCCTTGGCAATGGCACATAGCTCCAGAATGTCTCCGGGGTGGACTTCATTTTTCCGCACGGTAGTTTGGAGAGTGGCAATGAGCCATTCCGCGCGTTCAAGCATCGCAATATCGACGCTCATTGCTTGCCTTCCCGAATCGCCGCCGTCAACGCGTCGATGGCTTCGACGATCGCTAGGCCGTGTTGCGCCATGATCGTTTGCGTGAAATCCATGTGTTCGTAGCCTTCTCGCAGCGCCTCCCGCGCGGGGCGTTGCTCGGGCGGATTCGGACGCATCAAGAAGTCTCGAACGCACTTCCCGAAGCACTCGACGCAAATCTGTCCCTGGGCGTGCGATGCTTCCCATACGTCGCTCGCGATGAACCACTCGCAATACGTCCTCCCGCATTCGGCGCATCCCGGTAAGATGGCGTTTTCGGGATGACACGCAACCGCCTCGTGCTTGTCCACGCGGGCGAGCACGTCGAGAAGAGGAACATAATCCGCAAACGGATGCCCGATCAGTTCTGCTTGCATCCGAGGCAACGCTGCGATCTCCTCGCGCAGCGTGCTCATGCGTCCTCGACCACGCCCGCGGCTTCGCGCACTTTGCGCCACATAGCATACTCTCCATCCCGAATGAGGCAGGAGTTCATATTGTTTTGCTCCGGGATAGGGAACCCGATGCACAGCACAGCGTCCAGCGCCGCCGCAACCTCGCCCACAAAACAGTTTACAGGCAAGCAATCCTCGTGAACTTTCACGACTGTCGCCAGGTCGATCTCTTCGCCGTGCTTGGTGCGTATCTTCATGATTCTTCCACCACGCCTGCGGCTTGGCGCACGGCACCATACGCCCACGATTGCGGCACAAATGCACTCAACGCGGCTTCGAGGGCATCCAAAAGCGCAATGTTATGCTTAATCAATATCGCATGATCGACCGCATACGGATTGCCGATAAACACTTGCTCCTTGCGTATATTCTCAAGGTCGATAACGCTGCCGTCTTTGCTCCGTATCTTCATGCGGGATTCTCCTCCACGTACCCAATGGCAATACGCACATCGGATATTGCATCGTTATACGCGGTGCATTCCATTGGTTCACCATATGAGCTGGCTGTAATGCCCTTGAGCGGTTCTATTCTAAATGCCCCTTCGAGCGCGTCGAGGATTGTGCTCGCCCACGGAACGCCGCCGTCTAGATTGGCGCGTAGGATCGCGAGGTCGATGATTTCGCCGTTCTTACTGCGTATCTTCACGGCTCATCCTCCACCACGCCCGCAGCTTTACGCACGTCGTACATTGTGAGGCAATTCTCGTCCTCCGGCAGGCTCAAGGCGGATTCCAGGGCGTCGAGAATCGGCTCGATGTGATGCGTAGCGACGCCTATGAAGTCTCGTTGTGCAGCTTGCGCGGCCTCTTGCACTGTCATCATTCCTTCTGTCGGCTCGAACGTATTCACGTCAACGATATAGGTTTCGCGGGCCTTTTTCGCTAGTTGCCGCACGTTGTCGATATACGTGCGGACTTCCGCGAGGTCGATTACCCCGCCCGATGCGGTTCGGATTTTCACGGCGTCGCCTCAATGTACGAATCGACGCTGTTAACCGGCGTTTCTGTAAGCCCGTAGCGGCGTTCCAATTCGTTCACGTAGCGCATAATTGAGCGATAGGCTTGATACGTGGCAGCAGCTTTCTTGCGCTCGTCTATGAGCAGCGTCGCTTGCTCGTGCGTCATTGCGCGCTCCGATCAATCGCGTCGCGAATAGCCTGGTGAACGAACAGCACGGATGCCTTTGCCGTTTCATCGTTGCGCGCCTCAGCGGTAACGCCTGCAAGGCCGATCACTTCGCCCAAGCGCAGAATCATCTCCTCGGCGCGGGGCAGTTGGATTGTGTCGCTCACGGCCTCCACCCCTTCATCTATCGTCTTCACTTCGCGTTCCTTAGACAATCCGGCGCATGCGTGCGGATGATGCGCTTCTCGTAGTCGGGAACATCAAGGGTATTCATGTTCCCACAACTGCAATAGGGAGAGTACGGGCGCTTTGCACGATCATCTTCGATTTTTTTGATCTCGTTTTGTAAGTTTTCAAACCACGTACTCTTAGCTTGCTTGCTCTGCATGATCTTTCTCCTTACTTATATTATACATCATATTGCCTAGATAAAGCCATTATCTGCTTCCAAGTCCCCATGCAATAAGGTATAATCTTTGTATGAACGCACGATTTGCCGTTCTCATCTCGCCGTTTCCCACGATGCAGCTTGCCTTGGACCTCAATATAAGTCCGACGGCGATCTCGCAGTGGAAGACCGCGCGCTCGCTTCCGGCCCCGGCGCACTATGAGCAGATATCCAAGGTATGCCTCATCCCTATCAATGAGATTGCCGCCGCTGTCGGTCAAGATCATGTCGATCGCGCCCAGGCTCGCCGCGATGCCAAGAAGCGAACCCCCAAACGCAAAGCACCCAAACGTAAGGAGTCTCATGCAGTATAATAACAAAACGACGGAGATCGCTCCGCACCAGCAGCAGCGCGCCGCCGTACTCGCGCAAGCCGAAGTAAGCCGTGCCGTTGCCGAGGCGCAGTCCGCGCTCACGATCGCCAAGCAATTCCCGCGCGACGAGCGTACAGCGATCGAACGCATTATGCAGGCGTTCACGCGCCCCGCTCTCGCCGAGAAGGCGATGTACACGTACGCGCGTGGCGGTAGCGACATCACCGGCCCGTCGATTCGCGCGGCGGAAGTGCTGGCGCAGAATTGGGGAAATTTGCATGTCGGTGTACGCGAGCTAGAGCAGCGGCAAGGGGAAAGCACCGTGGAGGCGTTCGCCTGGGACGTTGAAACCAATACGCGCGATGTGAAGGTATTCACTGTGCCGCATGTGCGTGAGACCAAGAAGGGGCGCGTCCTGCTTACCGATGCGCGCGATATTTACGAGCATATTGCGAATCAAGGATCGCGGCGTAAGCGCGCCTGCATTCTTGCCGTCATCCCCGGCGACGTGGTTGAGTCGGCGATGCATCAGGCGGAGATGACGCTACGCAGCAAACTTGAGATCACGCCGGAGACAATCAAATCATTACGCGAGAAGTTCGAGTCAATTAAAGTTTCGCGCGAGATGCTGGAAGCGTATATTCAACGCCGCCTTGATTCGATCACACCCGCGCTCGTCGTGCGCTTAGGGAAAGTGTACAACTCCATCTCAGACGGCATGAGCGTCGTCGCCGATTGGTTTGATATGGAAGAATCACCGGCGCAAACAAACGGCAACGGCAAGAAAGAAGAGTCGCGCACGGATTCCTTGCTCGCGAAGATGCAGGGCGCAACGAAGCCCCCGGAAGAGACGGCGCAAGATGCCGAGCCCGTGAAGTCAGAAGAGAAACCCGCGCAAGAATCTGCGCCGGTCAACACACTTCTTAGCGTTGACGTTTTAATGCGGAAGGCCAAGCGTAAGGGCGTCGTCGATAAGGAAGCATTTAAGGCGCTCGTTGTGCAAGCGGCCGGATCGCCTAAACTCACACAGGATGCCATGCCGAAGGTCCTCGCCGCAATCAACGCGCTGCCGCTGCCGATGATAACCGATGAGGAACTCGAACCTTTCAGCCGAGGATTACCGCTTGTCGATGCACACGCACTCGCGCTTGCGGCGAACAAATGCGGCATGGATGCTAAGGAGTTAGGCGCGCTAATCCTTGAGCGCACGGGGAAGGACGTTGTGACATCGGATACATACAAGGACGTTCTCGGCGAACTCGACGCACGGGTTGCATCGCAATGATATCCGAACAAATGCTCGCCGTCCGTAACGCCGTTGCCGCCTTGCGATTCGATAACGGCTTGAAAGGGCGCAAGGGCTATACCGCCGAGCAGTATCGCGCCTACTGCGACGCCGTACTCGACATCCTGGAAATCATCGACGAACATGAGGAGAAGAAAACCTGATCTGTAAACATTGCCGCGCGCCGTGGGTTGTCGCGGCGCTTACCTCCTGTCCCCAACAGGCGAACGGGAAACACGAGTTTATTCGCGATAGAATAAAGCGTCATGGCGAACACGGGAAGCCAATGGACGATCGACACAGTTCTCCAACATTGCCTGAGCTTACGCGATGCTGATCTTTCGCTTTATACGTCCAATCGAGTGTCCGATCAACTACGCAATGAACAGCGATTCATCGCGCAGGAAAAAGCAGTCGAAGCTGCGTTGTCTTCGGCAAAAACTGCAACAGAAAAAGCGGAATTCGCAGCCGAACGAAGATTCGACAGCGTAAACGAGTTTAGGGCTGCTCTATCCACACAACAAGCAACCTATATCTCAAGAAGCGAGGTGTACACCTTAATGGCACTTGCCTGCGCCATAGCATCCGCGCTCGGGGGACTCGTTGGGCACTACATCAAGTGAGGAGAAAATAATGACTACTACAGAAGAACGCGCTAATTGGTTGGAGCGCAGACGCCAGGGGATCGGCGGAAGCGATGCCGCTGCTGCTATTGGGCTGAGCCCCTATCGCACGCCGTATGACGTGTACTTAGAGAAGAGAGGAGAGATTGAACCAGAAGACCTTAGCGATAATCTCGCAGTGCAATGCGGTATAGAACTTGAGGACTTCGTAGCGAGAAAATATATGAAGGAAACGGGCAACGAGATTGAACACGTTCCTGAAATGCTCGTACACCCGGAGCATACGTTCATGCTCGCAAATCTCGACCGGCGCGTTGTAGGAAAACCGCGCGGGGTAGAATGTAAAACAGCATCCCCTTTGCAGGCGAAGAATGATGATCTTTGGGGAAAACCAGGCTCTGACCAAATTCCCCAACAGTATATTTTTCAGTGTATGCACTACATGGCTATCACAGGGCTAGAGGCATTCGACGTTCCGGTGCTTTTCTTGGGGGCTGAATTTCGCGTGTACACCGTGCGCCGTAATGAACCCTTCATCGCGCGCCTGATCGAATCAGAGTCCGCATTCTGGAACCTCGTGCAGACAGGGCAACCGCCGACCGCGCAGACGATTGCCGACACGCGGCGTAAGTTTCCCGATCACCGTCCAAAGACAAGCGTCGAAGCGGACGAGTACACGCGCGAATTGGTTGAGGAGTATCTCTTTCTCGACGAACAGGTAAAGGCGTTACGCGAGGTAGAGGAGCGCAAGGAGAACCTTGCCGCGAAGATCGGGGACTTCATGGGCGAGAATGAAATCCTCAAGGTCAACGGCGTTGACCGGATTTCATTCAAGGGGCAAAGTACCGGGAAGCGTTTGCCGAGCAGCTTCAAGAATGACGAGCCGGAGATATTCTCCAAGTACGCCGTTGAGGGGCATACGCGCATCATGCGGATTCTCAAGGAGAAGAAGTCATGAAGTGTAGCGTTTGCAAAGGCAATAAATTTTCTATGCAAGATCGCTGCATACCGTGTTTTAAGAAAAACGCGGTACTTGCTCACGATATGAAATGCATGGAGTTTGATTCGCGTAAAGATGCGGAACTTCGCGATTCCATAGAGGGACATGCCGAAGAGTATCCAAGTCAACGGGAACTTTTTCAGCGTGCCGTTACTGAATTGGAATCCGGCTTACCCGGTGCGGCACTCACGACGGTACGCGATGCAAGGGCATTAGCAAGGAATAAGTCGTGAAATTTCATTCCGGTCAAGTTCTCACGCATCGCAAGGGCGGCGTCTATACAATAATTTTGACGCCTGATGTTTGTACGCTGGAAGAAACGCGCGAACCGGCATACGGCTACACCTCGGAGCGCACGCATAAGATTCATGTGCGCCGAGCTACTGAAATGGAAGACGGGCGCTTCACACTCTTGGAGGTTGAAGATTTGCGATGATCCTTACGTTCGCGCTCCTCATCTTCATGGTTCTCGCTTGGATGCGCGAGCATGGCCGTTGGCTGCGCGAGGTCAAGAAGTCGATTGAACTTGAGGCATTCGGGCGGCGGGTGATCGCGGAGATCGCCGAACTTGAAGCGGGTGATCGAGCGCGTGCGCAGGTCGTTACGGCCCCGTTGCCGCCACCAGGAGCCGTCCTGCCCAAGTGTTTCATGTGCGGGGCTCGGATGCGCCCGGAAAGCGCCTACGGATGGCTTGGCGACGGGAAGGCTATCGTCTGCGCAACCTGTTCCTCTGCGGCCTTAGCGAAGCTGCGATAACGCTATTTGGGAAGGATACGTAACTATCCTAGGGCATAGTTAGCCGATCCTCACGGGGAGTTCTTACGACGACGGGGGAAGATAAAAAACGGCGCGCAAACGCCGTTTTTCTCCATGCATCCTCGGTTAAGGACCTGCACATGAACGATACCACAAAGCCCGAAAATCCACCTACGACCCCGGTGGTTGAACGTATTGCTAACCAAGGCGTGCGTTTCGCGAAGTTTTACCCGGCGTGGATTCCGCTCATTCCGACATGGAGACCGTTGGTCGTCTTCTTGGTATTACTTTCTCATGCGGATATGAACGGCGATTGTTGCCTCATGCGATCAACCATCGCACGAGAGGCCCAAATTGATATTCGCCATGCTTCACGAGCAATACGATTCCTCGAAAGCATCGAAGCCGTGAAAACCTTCCCCGCTATTGGAAGACCTTCACGGTATCAGGTTTCTTTCCAGCCACCCCTGGCCGTCTTAGCCAAGGGTCAACCCCTGGCCGAAACGGCCAAGACCCCCCTGGCCGAAACGGCCAAGACCCCCCTGGCCGAAACGGCCCACCATAACAGACCTCGTGAAGAGAGGTCTTTAACAGAATTTACGACGACGCGTGCGCGCGCGAACGAAAAAAGCGACGACAAAGCAAACGACCTAGCCGACGCTTACGCTGCGCAAACTTCAGCAGACGACGCATGGGAAGCAAAAATCCTCCGGCAGAACCCCAACATGATTCATGTTCTCCCCGGCATACGTCGCACGATGAAGCGATCACGGCAACGCAGCGCGGAGGGCGATAATGCAGAACAAGCCTGAGCATCACTCCTCATTGCCGGCTCCCGTCTCCACAACGATCACGGAGATTCGCGCTCGTATCATGGCAATGCGTAACGACCCGGAGGTGCAACGGCGGGCGCGTGAAGGCGAGCAAGCCGATGCGCGACGCGAAGCGATGGATCGGCAGATCAAACTCGATCAATGCCGCTCAATGAGTTTCGTCGGCAGGCGCTTTGCCGACCGGACGTTCGCGAATCTCATCGCCACCAAGAAAAACGAGAAAGCCATCAAGATTGCCCATGAGATCGTCGCCAACCCGATGCGCGGGGTGATCTTTTACGGACCGTACGGCGTCGCCAAGACGCATATCGCAGCGGCAATTGCGCATGCGTTCATCGCGCGCGGCATTCCGGCAATCATGAATACGCTTGCCTCCGTGCTGCTCCAGGCGCGCGGCACGTTCACCGTCGGATCGAAACTCACCGAGGAGCAGTTTCTTGTTCGCCTAGCGAGCGTGAAGGTGCTTATCCTGGACGATCTCGGCAAGGAGCGCATCTCGGAGTGGAGTGCGACGTTTCTCTGGTCGCTTATCAACGCGCGCTACGAGCAGAACTTGCCGATCATCGGGACATGCAATATGTCCCTTGAGGCGTTCACGCAGCACTATTCGACGCCGATCGCAGGGCTCGACGTGCATACACTCCCCTCGATGCTTGACCGTCTCAACGAGATGGTTTCGGATTGGGTTGAGGTCGGCGGGGAGTCGCATCGTACCCGAAACAAGGGCTAGAACCGCCCCAGAGGCGCGCAACGGGAGGGGGCCTTAGTTGCACTAAGGGCGACGGCTCGGATCGCTCCTAGGGCAAATGCGTGGCCAATTCCGATATATCCGCCGAACCCGAAAGCAACGGTGCTGCTATTCTGGCTTGCGCGCCGAAGCAGCACCGAACTTTTCGTGCTTGTTTACCGAACCTACGCCGAGATTTTGATGCGAATCGCTTCACGCTTGCGTCGTTCGCATGAGGCAAGAGGAGGAAGGCTAAGGCTGGAGAGCAAACCTCGGCGGCATGGGTGAGCACGCACAAGATATGCTGGACGCCGAGATGTGGGCACGTTGCGAGCGAGGCATGTCCGAGGAGCAAATACGCGAGATGGAGCCAGGCGAGCTTGTCGTTGAGTATCTCCTTGCGCAGGAAGACGGCGCGTAGGTGGAATCCAACACGCTCGTTCCGCTCCCAAACGACCGCGATCTTCCCGAAGTCGGCGAAGGCAAATGCGACGTATGCGGCAAGGTCCTCACGAAGCGCGGGATGGGCCGGCACAAGGCGATCCATGCGCGCCATGCTCCCGTGAACCCGAATGACGCAATTGTGGAGAAGTTACGTATCCGGTGTCGGCAGCGGGTTGCGGAGTTGTTCGCTCTAGTCGAACAACTGGATACACCGGAGAGAACGCAAGACTGTCGCGACGTTGCAAAGCATGTTAGGGAATTGCATGCCGACCTTGACGTTTTGGGGGTTATATAACTATGATCCCCTCGCTCAAGTCCGCGCTAAAAGTTTGCGCAGCGGTAACGCGCACGGAGAAACCCTGTGAGTTAACGGCGATCCGGGAGGTTGACGGGCATCGTCTTTGCCGTACGCATGCCGGGTTGATACGGCGCGGAAAGATCGTGCGCTTTCGTACGGAGAAGCAACCGTGACGATTATCGACGGGCATGGAGGGATAATTGACCTCGCAAAGCTGGTCGGAAAATCATACGCAACGGAACGATGCGCGAGTAGTTTGCGTGATGCGCTCATTCGTGCCTTGAGCGTGAAATATGTTATCGGGAAAGAGTTTCAGGCGTACGCCGCCGGATACAACGACGCGATTACAAAGGTTCGTCATGCTATCGGATACGTTGAGGAGAAAAGTGCCTGATGCCGATGAAAATGCGTAAGCCTCCCAAGTCAAAAGATGAGGTATGCTCGCTGTGCCGACGTATCAACGGGCACGCGCGCCATTGTCCGAATTGGCAGTGCGTCTCCTGCGGGATGATCGGCGGCAAGCATCGCAATGATTGTTACCTCATTGACGCAATGAAATCGCAGCATCCATCTCCGCCGCATAAGGAACCGGCACAGGCAGCGGCGCCGATCCCGCCTCCGCCCAATCCGCAGCATAACGGTGTGCCGACATTCGGTCCCGTGCCGAT